TAGATGATGCTATATTATTTTTAGTAATAACATTATTACTTTCTAAAATTTCTTCATCATCATATCCTAATAGGGATAATCCATTTATATTTGCACCAATATCTTTTTTAAAAATTAATCCTACACCACCTACTTGAGAATTACCAGTCAGATTATTAAAGGTAGGTCTTTTATTATTTTCATCACCTGTCATAGCGATATTATTTCCAAATATAGTATGATATAAATAAATATTAGTTAATGTTCCATCATATCCATTAGTAAAATAAATACTATTCTTATAACAGTCCTTGATAAATAAATTAATCATGGTTGTTTTTCCACCATAAATATTGACTCCATTACTACTACCATTGATTATTGCCAGATTACTAATATTAGTACCATGACCTACACCATATAAATTGATACCACCTAAACTATTATCAGAAGTACCCGTATCTTTTATAATAAGGTGATTAATAATACCACCATTATGAGATATATTATCACCACCAAAATCAAAATCGTTAATATTGTTAGTAACAGGTGCACTCCCTAAAATAACCATACCTCCCCAAGATCCCGGTTTTCCTCTGTCGGAATATAACACAACTGGTTCATCCTCAGTCCCTTCTATAATAACTTTCCCTCCGTTTTCAATTAAAAAATAAACTTCATCGCTATTATAAATATCTTTAGTCTGTATTTCTACCATGACACCTTTTTCCATAATAAGATTATAGTTAGGTTTTATAACACATTTATTTTTCATCCCATATCTGATACCTGTATGGAGAATAAGGTCTCCTTTTGGATTTTCAGGAATAAAAAATTTATCATCATGATTATCTAATCTAGATAATATTACTAACTGTTGGTCTATCATGGTAGCTGGATTTCCCGTAGGGTTAGGAACAGTAACACCTTCTATAATAACACTATTACTATCACTCTTAACAAAGTCCATATCATAACCTAATAAGGTAAGTTCATCAATATTAGTACCAGAACTATCATTAAAATGTAAAGCATCACCTTCATCCATGGTAGAAATTGCATATAAATTATTAATCTTTGGATTCATATTAAAACCATTTGCACTAATAACTGAATTAAAATCTTTGTTATGTTCAATGTAAATATCATTTAAATATCCACTATAGCCTTCATCCCAAAATATAGCATCTTTGTTACAATCAACTGAGTAAAAATTATTCAATGATACGTTACCACCAAATATTCGGAGACAACTACTACTATCATATATTATTATATTTTCTAAGATGGTATCTCTACCAACACCATATAAAGAAAGACTACAATTAGCTTCATTTTTAAACCCAGCATGTTTGATAATTAAATTTTTTATCATACCAGAATTATCATCTTCTATATTCCCACCATAAACAAAACCTTGATATTTTTTATCATATTGTAAGTTCCCCATATCATCATACACATTAGACTTTCCCGCAATAATTAATCCACCCCAAGAACCACTTAATTTCCTATTAGAATACATTACCACAGGATTACTACTATTACCTTCAATGTTAATTTTTCCACCAGGTAAAACTAAAATATAAGAATTATCAATTAATTCTTCGCTTAAAAATAACACTTCTATCATGGTCCCCTCTTTTATAGTTAACGTAGCACCAGGTCTAACAATACATCTTCCTTGTAAGAAATAAGTTCTATTACTCATTAGAGTCATATCTGAAGAGACCTCATTTGGAAAAAGTAGATTTCCTGATTCACTAGTTAAGTCACTCAATAATCTAATTTTTTGAAGATCTAAATCTTCTGCAGCAGTTAATTCATCTTTTAAAGTTTTCATTAGAATAGAATTTTTTGTTACAGAAATTAATTTTAATATATCATCTTTCATCTTAACTATTCTTACATAATTTTTTTGCTATTTTTTCTACCAGTTTAAAATAAAGATGCCCAATTAAACCTAGTTGTATCAATACTAGCCACTCCTAAGCCTGTAATAATAGGATTATTAGCTCCCAAAAATTCTTCATCTACCTCGTATCCTATTCTATTAATATTATTAATATTTCCACCTGAATTATCTTTAAAAATAAAACATTTACCTCCAACTATAGAAAGACAATAGATATCATGAAAATGTGGTAATTTATCTATCCCTTCTGAAATAATAGCTGCTTCAAAATCAGAATAAGAATTAAGAATAAAAGTACCATCCATAACTCCACTCCATCCATTAGTATATTTTAATGAAACTTTTCCTACTTCTTTAACAAATAGATATGTCATATTAACTGTACCTCCATGTAATACAACACCTCCTCCAATACAATTTGCTACTGTAATATTTACTAGTAAAGTTAATCTACCAACTCCATAAAGAGTAAAAGCATCAGTAGTAATACCATCTCTAACAGCTCCGGTATGTTGTATTTTAACGTAATTCATTTTACCACCATTGTGTTCGTCTATAATACCACCGTATCTAAAATTTTCAATATTAAGATGTTGATTTATAAGTGGAATCCCATCATGATCATAAATATAAGCATTTCCTAACATTATAATACCAGCCCATGAGCCGGGTTTTCCAGTAGTAGAATAAAATCTAATAGGTCTATCACTAGTACCATTCATATTAGCTTTAGAACCAAGTTCAAATAATAGATAAGTATCACTAGCTTGTTTACTATCATGATACATGATTTCAATATCTACACCCTCTTGTATATTAAGAGTAGTTCCAGAAGATACATGACAATATGACCTCATACCATATTTGATGTCACTATATAAACTTAAATCAACTAAAGTTTTATTTGGTAAAAGATATCTATCATTATAATTAATTAGATGTGAGGTGTTTCCTAATTGTAAATCAATCATAGTAGGAAGATTACCTGTAAGATTATCTGGAGTATGACCTTCAATTCTAATATCATTATCATCAAAGTTTTCTCTAATAAAATTAGTCTTGTAACCAGTTATTTTAAGACCATTAATGTAAACTCCAGAATAATACCTGAAATTAAATGCTGTCCCATTAATATTAGAATTAAGAGTAACGTTTTCCAGGATAGGTCTATTATCATAACCATCAGCATAAATACCACTAATAAAATTCAAAATATTATTTTGAATATAAACTCCATCTAAAGTGCCATTCCAACCATCATTCCAATAAATAGAATTTAAAACAATGTTAGAGAGATAAACATTTTTCATTTCTATTGATCCTCCATTTATTTGAAGACCATCACCCATACAATCAGTAATTGCTACATTATTAATCTGAGTATTTCTTCCTACACCATAAAGTGTCAGTCCAGCATACCTAATATCATCAGTATATGAAACACCAGAATGTTTTATTATAAGATTATTAATAGTTCCACTATTATCATTTTCATCTATACCTCCATAACTATTATCAAAAAATTGTTGGTTTTTAATAGGTTTCCCAATCTCATTAAGACTACCAGCACAACCTAAAATAATTAATCCTCCCCAATATCCAGCTTGATGCATATTAGATTGCATTGTAACTGGACTAGATTTGGTACCATTAATATTTATTTTAGCACCTTTTTCTACCAGAATATAAGTCTGACTATTAATATCTTCATTAAGATAAAAAGCTTCAACAACTACACCCTCACTTATAGTAAGAGTTGCACCTTCTTCTACTCTACAAGAACCTTGTAGTAGATAAGTTTTATTTGGTTCTAATATAGTATCTGAAGAAATAACATTAGGCATAATTAGTTTATTAGTTGCTACTGCTAAATAGTCTAACAATTTAAGTTTTTCTAGATAAAGTTTTTTATATGAATCTGATTCAGCGGCAAGTATTTGTAACAATTTTTTATTATTAACTATACCGACCATATCCAAGATTTTATCATCTTTTTTCATCTTAATAAATTTTTGATAATTTTATTAAAATAAATTTACACCATTATTTTACGATTATATTTTCTAACAAATTATAGAAATTACAATCTTGAATTTTTGGATTACCATTAATGGCACATATACCTATAATACTAGGTTCTTCACGGAAATCTAATATTTCAGTTATATTTATATTATTTAAAATTGTTTCTGATCCAACATCTTCAATAATTAGACTACAATTATCTTTACTTTTAGCATTAATTATATTTAAATGTCTTAAAACACCGACATTATCGTTATTACCTTTAATATATATACCATCAAAAAATTTTTTATCACCAGAACTTTTAATAGTAACAGGATTCATTTTAGTTCCTTCTACTATGAGTTTACCACCATTTATAATAGTAATTCCTACATTTTCTTTAACAATTAATTCTGCTCCTTCTTTCAATATAAGTTCACCTCCATTAATTATAAGAGGTTCAAGAAGCATGAAATTACCATTTAGTGTCATTTCTTCACTAGATGTTATTTCTGTATGATAAATTGGTTCAGGTAAATCTAAATCTTTTATAATAGATTCATTTTTAAGCAAATAATCTGTATCATTTAAAGTTGATGACATTATAAGATCTTTAAGAATTGTCTTGAGTATATTAACGTTCATCCTACAATGATCAATAAATAAATAATTAATTGTTATACTTTTTTAAACAAAATTAATCTACTTCTTCAATAGTAGGACCTTCATCTACATTTTCTGCAGATGCTTCACCTGGCGGTGCCTCTGTTTGAGGTGCCTCTGTTTGAGGTGCCTGTGGAACACTAGCACTATATGCTTTTTGCATTAGAGGCATGACAACTCCTTCTACTTCTTTCATCTTGGCTTCAAACTCTTCTTTAGTTGTAGTATCATCAGTTGTATCTAGCCAACTAATACCATCAGTAATAGTCTTTTCTACCGTTTCAAAGTCATCACCTAGACCTTGCTTTAGTTTTTCTTCATTGATACTATTCTTCACACCAAAGAGATAATTCTCTAGTTTATTACGTGCTTCAACACGTTGTTGAACAGCTTCATCATCTGCTTTAAACTTCTCAGCTTCTTCCACCATCCTATCAATATCTTCTTTACTGAGACGACTACTATCATTTGTAATAGTAATCTTTTCTTCAATGCCCTTACTCTTTTCAACAGCACCTACACTGAGAATTCCATTAGCATCAACTTCATAAGTAATTTCAATTTGAGGCACACCACGAGGCATAGGAGGAATACCAGTAAGTTGGAATTCTCCTAGTTTATTACAATCTCGTGTCATTGCACGTTCTCCTTCAAATACTTGAATAGTAACACCAGGTTGGTTATCACTATAAGTAGAGAATGTTTGAGTCTTTTTTGTTGGAATTGTAGTACCACGAGGGATGAGTTTAGTCATCATATTTCCTGCGGTTTCTACACCAAGACTTAGTGGAGTAACATCTAGTAGTAGAAGGTCATCCGTAGTACTATCACCATTTCCGCTAAGAATAGCTGCTTGAACAGCAGCTCCGAATGCAACTGCTTCATCTGGATTAATAGATTGGTTAAGTTGTTTACCACCAAAGAATTTAGATACTAGTTCTTTAATCTTTGGAATTCGTGTACTCCCACCAACCATAACAATCTCATGGACAGATGATTTACTAATCTTGGCATCCTTGAGACAAGTCTCTACTGGTTGCATAATTCGAGCAAATATATCACTACATAGAGCTTCAAATCTAGCTCGACTAAGAACTGTAGAAAAATCAATACCATCATGTAGACTATCAATTTCAATAGGAGCACTGGTTGAACTAGAAAGAACACGTTTAGCACGTTCAGCAGTAGTTCGGAGTCGACGCATAGAACGTTTACTCTCGCTAGGGTCTACTTTATGTTTACGTTTAAATTCATTAGCTAGGTGTTCTACAATCTTGTTATCAAAATCACTTCCTCCTAGATTAGAATCACCTGCTGTTGCTTTCACTTCAAAAATACCATCATCAATGGTAAGAAGTGTAACATCATGTGTACCGCCACCACAATCAAAGATGAGAACATTACGTTCACCTTCTTTCTTACGGTCTAGACCATAAGCAATAGCAGCAGCAGTAGGTTCATTAATGATACGCAGAACATTGAGACCTGCAATCATACCAGCATCCTTAGTTGCTTGACGTTGTGCATCATTGAAGTAAGCTGGAACAGTTACAACTGCATCCTTAATTTCTTCACCAAGATACGAGTCAGCAATCTGTTTCATTTTAGTTAGAATCATTGCACTAATTTCAGTGGGAGAAACTTTTTTATCTTCTCCTTTATATTTTACAGCAAACTTTGTATTACCCGCTTCATTAACTACATTATAAGTAACTTCTTTTTTATTTTTTTGCACAACAGGATCATTATAATCCCTGCCAATAAATCGTTTAGCATCAAAAATAGTATTTTCTGGATTACCGTTAGCTGCACTCTTAGCAGCATCTCCAATAAGTCGTTCGGTATCCGTAAATCCTACATATGAGGCGGTTGTACGATTTCCTTGGTCATTTGCAATAATTTCACATTGGCCGTTTTTATAAACACCAACGCAAGAGTAGGTTGTACCTAGATCAATTCCAATAGCTTTAGATTTTGTGGACATTAAAAGATTGATATACATTAGATATAAATATCAATTTTTTTCATTTTTTGCTCTCATAAGAACTTAAAATGTTTAATATAAAAAGAATTTTTACATATTATTATTAAATTTTATTATTTTTTCAATATTAGATTTATTTACTTTAGTATCATTTTCCAGAGTTTTAATTCTTTTTTCATATGATTCATTAACTGATATAATTTCTTTCATAGCTTGAATAAGATATGGAATAAAACCATAATAATCTAAACTTAAAAGACCAGTTGAAGGATCCTCCGATACTAGATGTTTTAGAGATTTAATAGTTTTAATATGTTGAGCCAGTAATCCCGCTTCAAAATTATATTCATTTTTAAGTCTTTCATCGCTAACATCTGTATGTTTAATTAAGTTATTTTTATTCTTATAATATTCCATTGGTTTAAGTTTCTTAATAATACTAGTTATTCTAGCCAAATCTTTTTTTCGTATAGATACTTTTTCATCAGCTAAAAAAATTAATTTCTTATTATGGAGTGTTTGGAGTTTATTTTTAAAAACAAAAGTATCATCAACTTCTAATTCAGGTAATGTTATATCAACATTTTTGGTAATTTTACCAGGTCTAATATGATAATGATATTTATTACCATGGATAGTAGGTTGATAAGGAGTAGTATCATAATTATAAACATTTCTTGGAAATTCAAATAAGGTATAACCATTAACAACAAGGCTTATAATACAATGTTGATAATAACCTTGATACATCATATTTGTTTTAAATTTAAAAACGAAGATATTTCTTTTATCTGTATATTGAAATTTCATACAATCAAACTGTTTTTTATTAATTTCTTTATCCAGATTATAATTTTTAATTATAATTTTAATTTTTGAAACATCTTCATCTAATTTCATTTCAGGTGGTATTACTACAAACATCAAATATTCATTTGACATATGAACTTCATTACTAATACTACCCGAAGTAATAGAAGAATGATTATCCTCGATTGAAAAATCTATCAAACTAATGTCATTAGGAAGAGTTTTATTTATAATTAAATAATTTTTAATTTCACTTTGCTTCATAATATCATCCAAATTATGATAAGTTATAAAATTATTTTTCCCCTCTGATATTCTAAAATCAATTAATGTTTTTTGATGTAATTTATCAGGAAAATCGATATTATTAAATAATCTTTGTGTTAGTTTTTTTTCAACTAATATTTTATCATTAACACTATTTATTTTATCTTTAATAATATCATCAAATCCTTTAATAAAATTAGTGTTATTAGATACATTACTAGTATTAGTTTTAATAATATCATCTAGTTCATTTATTTTACTATCAATTAGTGAAAAAACTTCTTTATTTCCATCTGTAATTTTTTGTATATTTACCATGTTATTATTATATTCTTCTACGTGTGTAATAAGTTTTTCATTAATATTAGTTTCCATATTATTTATCTTATTTGTATTTTTAGTACATTTTTCTAAATTTTCTGAGATTAAATTCGAGTTTCCTTCAATAATATTATTTACACTATTAAACATACTATTCATTTTAGCATTTATTATTTCTAGATTTTCTAATTTAGTATTAGTATTATTACATGAACCTGTTATTTGATTAATTTTAGATTGTATGTTTTCAAAATCGGATGTATATTTTCCAATATTGTTATTTATTTCATTTATAGTTTGTTTAACCTTAGATAAACCAGTAATATTATTCTTAATTTTATCTTGAGATTGATTTAGTTTACTTTGATTAGTTTTACTAAGTTCATCTAATAATTTTAAAGCTTCTTGAGATATTTGAATGTAATCATTAACA